GAAGTTGACCCTAACATCACACAAGCTTTAGAAAAGGAAGAGGAAGAGCTAATCGATATCGAAGAGCCTGCTGAAGAAGCCGATTTAGAAGAAGGTGAAGATGTTGATGAAACAATCAACTTAGAAGATGTTGCTGAAAAAGTAGAACAGATGGCTTATCGTATTGATGAGTTAGAAAAGAAGCTTGAAGCAGCTGAAGAAACAAAAGAAGAAGAACTTGAAGAAGAGGAAGAAAAAGCTGTTGAAGCTAAGAAACTTGATGGAGCACCAATTGAAGCATCTAAGTTTAGTAAAGCTAAAAACAAAAAACTAACCCCTAACTATCATGACTCTGTTCTTTCAAGAATGTATAACAATTAATTAGAGAAATTAAAATGAGAAAAAAAGAAAATTTCGCATTACCAACAGTAACCTCAACTTATGCTGGAGAAGCAAGTTCTGATTACATCGCGGCTGCGTTGTTAAGTGCAAAGACACTTGACCAAGGAAACGTTGAAATTCACCCCAACGTAAAGTATAAAGAGGTGATTCAAAAACTTGATGTAGCTGGTATCGTACAAGATGCATCATGTGATTTCGCAACATCAGGATCAGTTGCGATTACAGAAACTATACTTGAGCCAAAAGAGCTACAAGTTAACCTGGAATTATGTAAGCAAAACTTCTTGACATCCTGGGAGGCAGTATCTATGGGATACTCTGCTTTCGATGAGATTCCAAGAAACTTTACTGATTACTTAATATCTTATGTTGGTGGTAAAGTAGCAGAAGCTACTGAACAATCAATCTGGAATGGTGCAATCGGAAACGGTTCATTCTTAGGATTTGAAGAAAGAATTACTATATCATCTGGTTCAGCTACATCTTATAACCCTGCTAAATCAGGTTCAGTTGATTACCCTGATGGAACAGTAGATAAAGATAACGTAGTAGAAATCTTAACTGCAGTTGTAGATGCAATTCCATCAGCTGTATATGGTAAAGAAGATACTGTAATCTATGTAGGTACTAAAGTACTTAAAGCATGGCAATCATCTCAATCAGGTCAAGTTAACATTGGTTCATTCAACTCACAACTTAACGTTGGTGAAAAACCATTAAACTTCCAAGGATTAGAGATTATTCACGCACCAGGTATGAGTGATAATACTATTATCGCAGGTCAAAAATCTAACTTCCACTTCGGTACTGGTCTTATGTCAGACTACAATGAAGTGCGTGTTTTAGACATGGCTGATATTGATGGCTCACAAAATTTTAGAGTAATCATGAGATATACTGCGGCAACGCAGATTGGCTTCACTAATGAAGTGGCTGCCTTTAACTTACTAGCGTAAGTAAAAATAAGTTTAATAATTAAAAACAGGAGAAACCTATGAGTTGTTTAATAACGAACGGAAGAGAAGAAGTATGTAAGGAATCAGTTGGTGGACTGCAAGCAGTTTACTTTATGAACTACACTTCAGCTTCTTTCGATAAGAACGCAACTGTTGATCCAGAAATCGATGATTTATCTGGAAAAACGGTGTACAAATATGAACTAAAAGGTACTTCTGCATATACTGAAACTGTAAATACATCGAGAGATAATGGGACAACATTCTTTTCACAAGAATTGACTCTTAACTTGAAAAAGTTAACTAACGAGATGACAACACAGTTAAAACTATTAGCTTATGGTAGACCACAAATCATCGTTCATACTAAGAACGGAGAAGCACTATTAATAGGAGAGACTGAAGGAGCAGATATGACAGCTGGTACGATTCAGACTGGAGCAGGATTGGGTGACCTATATGGTTATTCATTAACGTTCACAGGTACTGAACCTATCCCAGCGGCTTTCTTACAGAATGCAACTGCTGCCGACCCATTCGCTGGGTTAGATGGAGCACCTACAATAGTAGCATCATAAGATAACAGTATATCAGAAGATATACACTTTTAAAGTAAAAACCCTTTACAGTAATGTAAGGGGTTTTCTTTTTACTACAAGTTAATACGAGATTGTTATAAGTTAAAATAGAGATAAACACTAGATAATGCTTAGTTATTACATATCCAACACAAACGAGTTCGTAGTAAGAACAGAAACAACAGGTAGTGGTTCCACATTATCCTTAGATTTATACGATATGCTTACGCTCACTACATCTTCTTATGATTTAAGTGGTAAGAGTTCATTTAATGCATATGAGAACATTCTAACCTTCTCACAATCGATTGCCGATACAAGAGTAGGACAAGAGTTCTTAGTAGATATAAATGATTCAGTAAGTGGTTCTATATGGAGAGGCTCATTACAAGTATATGCATCTCAATCTATTGATAAAACAGAATATACTACTCAGAATGATGGGTATGTATCTTATGAAACTGATAACGAATACATAGTACTATGAAACAACAACAAAACTTTTCTGTGGTAAACTTTACAAGGGAGGAAGTTCCTATTGTAACCGAAGATATAAAAACAAGATACCAATGGGTACCTGTTGGTGTACATCATCAAGATGACTTCTTTGATTTACTTACAGAGGCATATAACACATCCACAACCAACGCTGCTTGTGTAGATGGTGTAGCAGATTTAATTTATGGTAAAGGTGTTGTAACTGATGATGAAGAGTTCGCAGAAACTCTTGGTAAGTTAGTACCAGCAGAAGATTTAAGAAGAGTTTCTTTTGATTTAAAACTATATGGTAATGCTGCATTCCAAGTAATATGGAATAAAGAACATACAAAGATAGTTAAGATATACCATGTACCTACACAAACTCTTAGAGCAGAAAAGATATTAGATGTAATGAAAGTACAATCTTACTTCTATTGTACAGATTGGAATGATGTTAAAAAACAAAAATCTAAGATTCGTATTCCTGCCTTTGGTACATCTACTGAAGATAGAGAGATTCTTTATATAAAAGAATACGAACCTAATAGATACTACTATTCATTACCAGATTGGATATCAGCACTACAATATTCTTTTACAGAAGCAGAATTATCTAATCTACATCTTAACAATATTGAGAATGGCTTCCTTCCTGTAGCTATGGTTAACTTCAACAACGGAGTTCCTGCACCTGAAGAAAGACAAACTATTGAAAGTTTATTAGAAACTAAGTTTAGTGGTACAAGAAACGCTGGAAGGTTTATGGTATCGTTTAACGATGATGCAATCAACAAGCCAACCATAGATACCATTCCTATTGAGAACCTTCATGAGAAGTACCAATATGTAGCTGAGTACGCACAAGATAGAATCCTTGTAGCTCATAGAATTGTATCACCACTTTTATTTGGTATTCGTACTGCAGCAAATGGGTTCTCATCACAATCAGAAGAAATGAAAACAGCGTATTCTATCTTCCAAACAATGACAATACAACCATTACAATCACTTATCTTAACAGCATTAGATAAGATGTTAGTAGAAGGTGGATATGGTAAAAAAGATATCTACTTTGACCAATTAACTCCTTTAGTAATTCTTACAGATACAGCAGATGATACAGATGAATCAGTAGAAGAAGCACAAGAAGATGTTAACGATTCTATGAGAAACGAAGAAACAACTGAAGAGTTAGAAAAAGAAAAAGAAGAAAACATTAGAAGATTCTCAGACTTTGGCTTTAATAGAGCTTACTCTGATATATCTGACGAAACAAAATAAAATATTATGGCATTTGGATTATTCATAACGAGAAACGATATTATCAAAAACACACCATTAGGTGGAGCAATTGATGCAGATGCATTATTACCATTCGTAAGAACTGCACAAGAAAAGTATATATTAAACTTACTTGGTACTGTACTTTACAATAAGTTGCAAGATGATATAGAAGCACAAACACCATTCACAGGTGATTACTTAACGTTGATAACTGATTATGTAAAACCTACGCTAATTTGGTATGGATGTGTTGAGTATATTCCATTCTCAGCTATATCATTTAAATCAAATGGAGCAGTAAAACATATTAGTGAAACATCTGTATCGCCAGGTAAAAATGAAGTAGATTATCTTTTAGCTAAGGCATTAGATAACGCAACGTATTACTCAACGAGATTACAAGATTACCTAATAGCAAATTCATCATCAATACCAGAGTTCTTACAATCGGTTGGTAATAGTACACAGATATACCCTGACCAATCTAATCAGTACTTTGGAGGAATAGAATTATAATAATATGAGTCAATCAGCAACACCAGCACAATCGCAAATAGTAGATAAGAGTAATACTAACTTTACGTTGTATTATAATACTTTAAACTATTTTAAAACTATAATGAAGAATCATCCTTCTATTGCGCATGTAACGCAAGGAGATGTATTCTCAATAGATAACATGACGTTTCCTGAATATCCTGTTGGTAACGTAATGATTCAAGATGCAACGTTTGGTACGAATACAACTGATTATAGAATACAGTTGATAGTAGCTGATAAACATAAAGTACAAGAAAACGAAAGTGAAGGAAGAACAAACAAACAATCAGTTCCTTTTTATGGCACTGATGATGTGGTGGATATACACGCTAATACATTAGCAGTATTAAATGATTTAACATCATACACACAAAATAAAGTAGAGGGGTTTGAGATATTTGGAGATATCAGCTGTGAACCATTTGTGGACCGGTTTGATAACGGGCTGGCCGGATGGTCAGCCACATTTAACTTAACCTGTCACAATGATAAAAATCGTTGTCTTTTTTTTTTGATAGCACCCTCGGGTAGTTATTTTAAAATAGAAGATTGCGAAACGCAGCAACAATATAACGCTGTATTAAATACAACGGGTTCAGTAGGACAGATATTCAGTACGAAATATACTCCGAACCCAAGAATAGATTTAACATCTTATGATAACCTAAGATGTTTTGAAATATTAGCAGAAGAATCAGGTTCTGATGATTATGATTTTTTTAATCTACCAGTACTTGCTCTTCCTTACGAGGATTATGAAACTTGTGAGAACTGTGAACTTTGGATATCACCCAAAGTATGGAGTACAACTCCAGAACGATGGGATGGTGGACATATAGATGAAGCAATAAGAGAGTGGCAGTACACTTAAAAAAGAAATAGATATGAGTAATTTAAGTAATTTATATATATCACAATCCTATAAAGGATTAATTAAACTAGCAGATTCCACTCAAGGAGTAACTGGTCAAACAGATTACGAACTCCAAGATGGATTAGGACAAGGGACTGGTATTTCTATATTATCAGGTTCTTTACTTGTAAATAACGATGTATCTTCTTCTACTGTAAATGGTATAGGTAATGTACAGTTGTATTCAGCTTCTGTTGATTTACGATTAGATGATTTAGAAGCAACTGCATCTGACCATGATGGTAGAGTAGAACAATTAGAAATATATACAGCCTCTCTAAGAGAAGCTGTGAGTGTGACTGGTAGTAACGCTAACTTTAGTGGTAATGTAACCATTAGCGGCTCTCTATCGGCGTTTACAATACATACAATAACTGAATCTGCATCTGTAATATTCTCAAGTGGTTCAAACATCTTAGGTGATGAACCATCAGATACACAAACCCTTAGTGGTTCTGTATATGTACCTAACTTACATTACTTAGCATTTAATCCTTTAGATACAAACTTAAGAATCAATCAAAAATTAGATACAGGTTCTTTCTTGATATTCTCAGCATCTGTTGAATCTCAATTAATACAAATCGTTAATGATGCATTACCAAGCTCATGGACTGGTTCTGTATTTGAACCATTTAGTTCTTCAGTATCT